AGTTTATGATCAGACTTTGAGACTCACATTGAGTTCAGGTTCTGCAAACTACATAAAAGATGAAGATGTGTTTCAGGGAGCAACATCTGCTTCTGCATATTTTACCGGTAGAGTTGTTGAATGGGATGGTGCAAATAATATTTTGAAGTTGACCAACACAAGAGGTGTTCCACAGTCGGATGTTATAACTGGTATAAATAGTGCTACAGTGAGATTCGTTGAAAGTATCACCAATAAAGAATTGCGAGATTATTCAGGAAATCTTCTCTACGTCGATAACATAACTCCGCTACAGAGAGCAGATGATCAGACCGACAATTTTAAAATAGTTTTCAAGTTTTAAGAGGCAATAGACAACATGGCAAACACTGCTAATAATTTGGGCATATCAACAGATTTTAACGTAGCGCCTTACTACGACGATTATAACGAATCTAAGCAGTTTTATCGCATTCTGTATCGTCCCGGATATGCTGTACAGGCTCGCGAACTCACTCAAATGCAGACAATATTACAAAGACAGATCGAAAGATTTGGTAGACATGTCTTTGAAGAAGGAACAATTGTTATTCCTGGTGCATTCGAATTGTTTGCAGCAAACACAAAGTCATCAAAAGGACCTCTCGATTACGTCAAGCTAAAAGATATAGATGATAGTAATAACTCTGTCGATATCTCCAATTTCGATGGTGTTGAAGTTACTGGTTCTACAACTGGCGTTAAGGCCTTTATCAGTATTGTTGTTGATGGTTCAGAAAGCAGTGGTAATAACAAGACAATCTATGTTGACTATCTACAGGCTTCAGAAGCAAACAGTTCTATTATAAAATTTGCAGACAATGAAGTTCTAGTTTCAAATGTTGGCAACCTTGTTACTGTATCTGCAAACTCGACTGGTTTTGGTTCTGCTTTCCGCATCTCTTCTGGTGTTGTATTTTCTAAAGGACACTTTATTTGGTTCCCAACACAAGATGTGATTCTTGATAGATATAATCCTGTGCCTACATGTAAAGTAGGTTTTAATATCGCAGAGTCTATCGTAAATTCTGCTTCAGACAGCACACTTCTCGACCCTGCGCTAGAGTCATCAAATTATTCAGCACCAGGTGCTGATAGATTTAAACTTGATGCTGAATTGCAAGTCAGAGCAATCGATGATCCAGAAGGACTTCCTGATTTCAGTACACTCTTCATCATAGACAATGGTGTAATCCAGACTTATAATGAAAGAACTGAATATGCTATCATCAAAGATGAATGGGCAAAAAGAACTTTCGATGAGTCGGGCGACTATTATGTTAGTGGTTTAAATCTTGATGTTCGCGAACATCTATTGATCGGTGATAATGGCGGTGTATTCTCAAACACACAAGGAGGTAACTCTTCACTCATCTCAGTGAAAGTTGAACCGGGTGTTGCTTATGTTAAGGGTTATGAAGTCGGTACTGTTGCACCAACATTCCTTTCGACAGAAAGATCAACTGCATATTCTAACGTAGAAAATCAGTTGGCATCAGCTTTCTTGGGTTCATATATTTCAATTGATGAAATTGTTGGACATTTGCCAGTAGACACTGGTGCCGAAATTGAACTCTATGATACTTTCCAGAATAGAATTTCTAATGGCACATTCACAGCAGCACAGACCGGAAACAAGATCGGTACTGCGAGAGTTACATCTATCGAATACAATAATGGTACACTAGGCACATCATCAGGTCGTGCAGATTTGTATCTGATGGATATTCGTATGTTGGGATCAAATAATTTCTCGACTGTAAAGAGTGTGTATCTAGACAATCCGACAAACGCAGACTTTGGTGCCGATATCATTCCTGATCCAGTAGCCAATTACTCTGTGCTTTATGAACCATTCAATTCGCCTTCTTTATATTTCACAGGATCAAACTATACTCGTAAAGTAAAAGATACTTCGGAAACTTCAGACACCACTTATCTCTATACAACAACATCACCTGTGACAATTACAAGCGGTTCATTCACGGTCTCTGCACCCGGTAGTGATTCTCTTCCATATACAGGAACATTATCTGCAACGGCCAAGAGAGAAATTTTGCTGAGTTTAAATTTCTCAGTTAACGTATCAACTGGTACTACTGCTACAAATAACGGAACAACTATTGTTGGTACAAGTTTCAATAAGTTGAATGTTGGTGATAAACTGAGATTCTCTGGTCTTGCTGACACATCCGCAAACATTTATACAATTGCATCTATTGCTAACTCGACTCATCTTGTCGTTGATAAAGTACCTGCCGATACATTGTCAGGTAGCACTGTATTCAAACACTATGGTACAGGAGATTATATTGACCTGACCACCTTAGGTTTTGACAATGGTACTGCTCGTTCGGTAACTGCTGCTGGTACAACACTAACATTTAATCTCAATGAAACTGCATTAAGTGGTTCGGCAACTGTGTCTTATAGAGTGTCAAAGACTTCTGCAATTGAAGCAAAGAAGACATTGAGAGCCAGCAGATATGTTCAGATAAACTGCGCTTCGGCAGGAACCAGTGGTCCATATAACCTTGGATTCTCTGATGTTTATCAAGTTAAACAGATTCGTAAAAAGTCTGGTTCATTGTTCACATCTAACGATGAAGGATCATTAGTTACAACACAGTTTACGATAGACAATGGTCAGAGAGATACACATTATGATTTTGGTTCTATCACACCAATTTCAAGTCTTTCTTCTTCAGATCGACTGTTAGTTGAACTTGACTATTTCATACCAGATTATTCACAAGGTAAAGGATATTTTACTGTCGATTCTTATCCTATTGATGATGGTAATACATCAACCACAACAATCACAACTGCACAAATTCCGATCTATAAGTCACCGACTTCAGGTAAGAGTTATGATCTGAGAAATCATCTTGATTTCAGACCAGTTAAGACTATTACTGCGGCAGACGCAACTACAGTAGGAAGTGCATCAGAAAATCCTTCTACTTCAACAACATTTAATTATACCGGTTCTGGTATAAATCTTGTTGCACCGTCTTCTCAGATTACATATGATTATTCGTTCTATCTCGGAAGAAAAGATGTTGTACATCTTAACAAGGACAAGGTGTTCTCTATTACAAAGGGTGTTCCTGCCGCTGTGCCTGTGACACCTCAGATCAGCGACAATGAAATGGTATTGGCGGTTCTGAATGTTGCGCCATATCCATCTATTTCACCTTACTACGCCAAGTTGATAAATCGTCAAGACATCGCCACCACAATCAGATGGGTTGCTGCTATCAGACAGACGATGCGTGATATTGGTGTAATGAAAGATAGAATTACAAATCTTGAATATTATACATCACTATCCTTGCTGGAAAAGAATGCTCTTGATCTATTGATCACCGACGAAAACGGCAATGATCGTTTCAAGAATGGTGTCTTCGTAGACACATTCACAGACCATCAGCTAGGTGCAACGTATAATGAAGATTACAGAATTGTTGTAGACCCTCAAGAAAAGAGCATCAGACCTCTTTACTCGATGCAACCAATCAACTATGACTATCTGTCTGGTTCGAATGTTAGAAGAACAGGTGATCTTGTTACTTTGGATTACACTGAAGTTGAGTTTGCCAACGTTCTTTCTGCCACATCTACACTAAACACAGAAAAGTCTACTTATAAGTTTGTTGGTAATCTGACGCTCGCGCCTGCGCAAGATGTTTGGATTGATACAATAACATCACCACCAAACACAATAACAATCAACGATTCAAATATAGATGGTACTGAAGATGCACAACAGGTAGGTGGTGTAACCACAACATGGAATGCATGGCAGACAAACATTACTGGTTATAAAGTTTATGCTGGCGATGATGCATCATCACAACTAGTGGGCACGTTCTCATCGGCCGCTGAAGCAAGTCGAGTTGCACAGAACATAAGAACTACTGCTTCGGGTGCAACAATAGAAACTATCACAACAAGTTCACGTACTGGTACAGAGTACTTCAATTATCTTGATAGTGATTCAACTTCAGTAGGATCGAGAATAATCAACACTGAAATTATTCCTTATATCAGAGCGCAGACTCTAATGGGACAAGCAACTGGTATGAAACCTTTTGCTAAGTTCAAAGTGTTCTTTGATGGTATTGACATGTCAGATTATGTCAGACCAATCACACAAGCTGAATATACAAATCCGGCTTCAGTGTCTTCTTGGACAAATGTTGTAGGTTCTAATCTAGTTGCAAATGCAAATGGTGAACTTTGGTTCAGACTAAATCTTCCTAACTCAGATAATCTGAAATTCACTGTCGGAGAAAAGCGTGTTGTTGTTACCGATAGTCCAACCGCATCTGATTTAGCAACTTCGTTTGCTTCAAGATCGTTCTTTGCACAAGGACTTATTCAGACTAAGCAAGATACAATTCTTTCAACAAGACAGGCCGAAATCAGACAGAAAACTCTTTCTGAGGTCACAATAGGATCGACATTCGATTCTCTACCACCTCTACCAATTCGAGATGAAGAACCAACTGTTCCAGATCGTGACGATGGACAAGTATGTCTAGCCTATGTCTTGCCTATTAAAGCACCAGACAATGAAGAAGGTTTATTCTTGTCATCTGTTGAGGTTTTCTTTGCAGAAAAACATCCAACATTGGGCGTATGGTTTGAGGTGAGAGAAGTTGATGCTGGTGGTGGTATTACTCTTAACCAGGTACCATTCTCTGAGAAGACATACACAAATGCTCAAGTGCCAATTTCAACAGATGGTAGAACAAATGGCATGAAGGTGACATTTGATACACCATTGTTCTTGTATAACAATAAGTCGTATGCTTTCGTTGTACACCCTCAGGCAGGAAATCCAAATTACTACTTGTGGACTTCTCGTATCGGCGAGATCGATGTAAACACCGGCAAGCAAATAACTGGTAGAGCATATACCGGTTCTACTTTCACAACCAACAATAATACTATTTGGAATCTTGTAGACCAGGTAGATATAACATGTAAGTGGAATCGCGCCTCGTTCGTTTCTTCTGGTAATTTCGAAATTGGCAACAGTCCTAAAGAAAAACTATACATACAAAACATTGTAGGAAGCATCGAAGGTTTCGGTGAACCAATTTCTTCTGGAGATAGATTGACCCTCTCTGGATACAGCGGTACTACTATTGCATTAAATGATCGTATCGTGGGTGGCAATTCTGGCATAAATGCTAGTGTTGTTAACATTACATCTGGTACATATTCTATGTCAAACGTCAGATATACTGTAGGAGAAACTGTTACAGTTAGAGACGGATCGACAATGACTTCTAAGGGTACTGCAACAATAGCTACAAGAGAGACTGGTAAAGGTTTCCTTGAGTATTATAGAGAGACTCCAAATTCAACTTATGTAATATTGAACAGTTCTAACGGCAAGTTCTTCGCCAACGACTCAATATTTGATATATCTGATGAGGGTTATGCAACAGTATCAAGAGTTGGTAATTTCAGATATTCATTGGTCGACTTTGAACCTGCGATCATCAACTTCGCCAAGGCTAGACAGTCGTTTGAAATGGCAACATATTCAAACACTGGAAGTGCATTGAGTTACACACCTATCGACAGTGGTGAAAACTATGAATTCAGCACAGAGATGTCGGTATTCTCAAGATCAAATGAAATCTCTTCATTGTCTTCGAACAGAACAAACAAAGTTCGTGTAAACATGAACTCGTCATCTAACTATCTATCACCTGTTTTTGATATCGGTA